TTCTCAAAATTATTAGCTAACGATATCGTATCGGTACAAGCTATGAACTTACCAATCGGTAAATTATTCTTCTTCGTACCAAAGGTACAAGATAGAAAAGATGACAATGGTCACTATAAACCATTCGGATTCCCAGGTGGAACTGAATACGCTAACTCATCAATGGCAGGATATGAAAACGGTTCAAAGAATTTATATGATAGATTCTACGAAGACGGTTCAACTGACTCAGGAATGTTTGATTACTCAAAAGGTGATTACATCCAAGGTTCTGTAACAGGTTCAGTAACTGCAGGAGACGATTTAACTACATCAACACCATTAGTAGATGCTGATGAAGTTGCAATTGCAGTATCTAAAGTAAAATTAGACTTTAAAGGTTTCCAAGATAAAGGAGCTGGTAAATTACACGGACCAAACGGTCAAGAAGTAGATTCAGAAGAATTCTTAGCTTCATTAACAGTTAAATTAGACGGTAAAGAAATCGACTTTAGAGTAGTAACTCAGAAGTATGGTAAAGGTATCGTTGGAGGTTTAGCTTCAAAGGATTCAGCAGCTACACCAGGTGGTCAATTCCAACAAATATGTGATGCTGACGGTATCATACATTTAGAAGCAGATGTTGAAAAATATGACGCAACAGAAGGATGGTCAGCACAAGAAGTTGATATTACAAAATTCAAAGTAGAGTGGAGACAATATTCTGATTTAGAATTTGAAGACGCTATCGGTGAGGTTTCTTTTGACTTAGAGTCAGTAACTGTATCTGTAACGGAAAGAAAATTAAGAGCATCTTGGTCACCAGAATTGGCACAAGACGTTTCTGCTTTCCATAACATCGATGCTGAAGCTGAATTAACGGCTTTATTATCTGAGCAAGTAGCAGCAGAAATCGATAGAGAAATCTTAAGAGACTTAAGAAAAGGTGCAGCATGGCAATTAAAGTGGGACTACAATGAGTGGAAATACGGAAACGATGGAGCATCATTCGCAGGTTACACACAGAAAGATTGGAACCAAACATTAATCACTAAGATTAACCAAGTTTCAGCACAAATCCACAAATCTACCTTAAGAGGTGGAGCTAACTGGATTGTTGTTTCTTCTGAAGTATCAGCAGTATTTGATGATTTAGAATACTTCCACGTATCTAACGCATCACCTGAACAAGATTCATACAACATGGGTATTGAAAAGGTAGGAACATTAGCAGGTAGATACCAAGTGTATAGAGACCCTTACTTCCCAGCAGGAAAAATCTTAATGGGACATAAAGGTACATCTTTATTAGACACAGGTTATGTATACGCACCATACGTGCCATTACAGTTAACACCTACAATGTATAACCCGTTCAACTTTACTCCGATAAAGGGTATTATGACGAGATACGCTAAGAAAATGGTTAATAACCGTTTCTATGGTGTGATTTCAGTAGCGGGTCTACAATCATTCGATATCTCTGAATTAAGATAATCTTAATCTAAAGATAACAATTATAATTAAGGGTTCCTTCGGGGACCCTTTTTTTATGCTAAGAAAAAAGGATTTTCTTTACAATAGAAATGTAACGTGATAAGATTTTTGAAATAACTATATAGATGGATTATATTAAGTATAAGAACAAAAAAAAACGAGAATTAACTCGTTTTGTATTATTGTTTTTCTGATATGGTTATTTTAAGGTCACCAGTACCTTTAAATATTCTGTGATATACCATCTTAGGGATTTTATATGTTCGTCCTTCTAATAAGACCTTAGGTAGTTCTTCATCCATTTGTAACATCCATCCATTACTTTGTTCTATAAAAACCTCACGGGTGTTTAAATCTCTATGCCATACGAGTTCTTCAGAATCCACATCTTCAGTAAATGTCCTTTTGAATTTATATTTACTAATATTTTCCTGTTCGTATACCATTACCAGAATCTACCTGAAACGTTCTTACCGAAATCTTTGTGTGCTCTACAAGCCCAATAACCAGCTTTGGTTTTGTCTTTCTTCTCAGCACATCTATGTCTAGCAGCGAATGATTTACGAGCTACGGGGTCATTCCATTTGGCTGACATATCAGGAGAACCGTAACTTATCTTTTTAACTTTACCCGTTTTAGGGTTTTTAACATAAACATACCACTTCTTAGAACCTCCCGATTTAGGTTTGTTTAAATCAACGTCTTTACCTTGATATTCTGATTCAGTTATCATAGGGAAATCAAAAGGTAATCTCTCACCCTCATATATGAAAAACTTACCACAGTCAGATTCTAATAATTCAATTTCTTCTTCAGACCATTCACCAACTCCTTTATTATAAAGTTCACGAGATTCGTTAATTAGGTTAAAGTATTTCGGACTACCATGTCTAAATATGTTTTCAGTAATTAAAAGGTTGTTACTTAGATGAAACTGTAACTCATTAGAACTTTCTTTTAAGTCATTAGCCATACCTTTAAAAACGGTACTCATTAGTTTTCTAAATTTCGCCAACTCTTCAGGTGTTGCGTCTTTAACATCGGTAGTTTGATTGTCTGACCATACAAGACTTGAAAAATTGTCTTTATCAAAACCACTATTTACCCAATCTTCTTCGGTAAATTCGACACCTTCATCTTTGTTGATGTATTTCATAGGGTCTACTAACTTACCATTCTTTTTCATTTCGAAATGTAAGTGAGGACCTGTAGAACGACCTGCGTGTGGGTCATTTGTACCACCACCTGACAAACCAATAACCTGACCTCTTTTGACAGGAGTACCAAGTTTTAAATAGTTTATCTTCTTAACGTGACAATAACGAGTTGTAATATTACCTCCATGTTGAATCTTCATTGTACCACCACAAGCATTATTATTATATCCAGTGTCCTTAATCATAACACCATCTAAAGGAGATATTATGTTACTACCCGACGGCAATGCCAAATCGACTCCGTAATGTGTTCTTGTACCACCACCTCTAGGTTCTTTAAATTTACCCGTAACCTTTGTTGATTTAACAGGATTTAATATTGTGACTTCAGATAACTCTTTAGACGATTCTTCAAAATCTTCCTGTAACTTATTAATAGTTTCTAAATGATTAAGACTTTCAGATATTGTATCATTTAATAATGGGATAGACGGCATATTAGATAGATGATTAGTTTTGAAATCAATCATCTTTTCTATAAACTTTTCTAATATTAAATCCTCTAAAAACCCAACACTAAAAGAAGTAATGGAACCAATACCTGAACCAGGTAACGATTCAATAACTCTTTGTACGACATCGATTAAATCCCTTTTAAATATATCTTCATATTCTGATAACTCTTTAATTGATTCTTCGTCAAATTCAGGTTTAGATGTTATATACTCATCAAATTTTTTGTTATTACGTTTTAGTTCAAAAATGTTTTTTGCCAATGCGGGAATCGTAACCAATAAATCAGGTCCATCAACCGTAGCCGCTAATTGTGGAATTGCATCTCCTAATGTGTCTGTAATAAAATCAAGTAAACCTGATTCTTTGATGTATATCTTTTTTTTCATAATATTATTTTTCACTAATCACGTAAAAACTAATTTCCTTTCTGTAGGTATTAACTTCTCTGTTTGTTTCTAATTGTAAATCCATATGGTATTCCTTATTTGGGATTAACATAGAAGTATCTAATAAGAAATAATTTGAATTGTATGCCCTATTTACGTCTGTGAATGGTATCACATCTATAGACGTATTACCTTCTTTAACATAAATTCTATATTTTAAGTTGTCTATTTGTACTCTATCGTCATATGTAAATGGGACTTTAACATCCACATAAACCTTTCTAATATCTCCTCTAACGATTTTCTCGTCTCTTTTTAAACCAGTAAAAGAGTAACTATACTCTATAGGGTTTAATTCGTCGGTTCCAATCTTAAATAGTTCCGAAGACGGTCTTAATGTGAATTCTTGATTAATCTCAGAAAGACTATACCCGTCTATTGAAACTCCTTTCCACACATCATTTAAAATAAGTGGGGTAGGGCAAGACTGTGGGTCAACGGTGAATGATACTTTATATATTCCTTTACTAACATGTTCTGATTGTAAATCTGAAAGTAATACTTCGTCTCCGTTCATAATATCTACCGTAGGTTCAGTATCTAAATTTGTTGGTTCGTTACCTTGATTTACATATAATATTAAATTTCTAACGACTCCCGTATAGAAGTCATTTCTGTGGTCAATAAAGTGGTCATTAAATGTAGTTTCTAAGTAAGGTTCAAAGAATGTTTGAGTGTACTTAGTAAAAAATGCAACACTACGATATATCTGTAACGTATTGATTGCTTCGTAAGGAAGGTCAAAAGATATCCCTAATCCGTAATGTGTTTCAGTACCGTTTAATATGTCATTGATATAATCAGTAACATCTAATTCTATATTTTCATTACCATTATCAAAATGTTGTGTTGAAAGGATTTCACCTTCATTCACACCCGCCTGAGTCCAATCATTAAGATTAGTCGCACTAAACCAATTAGATGAAGTGTCAGAGTGAGTACTTTGTAATGGAAATTGGTTAGAAGTGTTAATATAATCATAACCAACACCCTCATCCCATTCTTGATTTACTTTAAACACTATTAAATCGAAAGATGTTGCCCTTTTAGAATTAAGACTCGTAATTTCATTAAAATACGAATTTTCTGTAGGGTTAATAGTGTTAGTTAGTTTTAATATGTGTTTTTCAATTGAATTTGTATTGATATACCCATCAGTAATTTTGTGGATTAATTCTGACAAATCAATTTGTAATAGGAATCTAGTGTGAAACCCACCATAAAATAATTCACTAACAGGGTTCTTTGCCGTGTTAGTGTACGAATCACTTATGATTGTGTTGTTCTTACTGAAATAAGATTTAAATATAGACATTACAAATGTTTTATTTATAAATATCCAGTAATTAGTTAATTCTAATTTTATTAGAAAGGATATTCTGTTTAAAGTTCTGAAATTTTTCCTCTATGTCTAATTTTATATTTGGAAAAACAACGGGCGGTTCAGCAGGGTTATGTACGTGAGTTGTTAAGTAGAGATAAATTATATCTAAAAGTTCGTGTAATTGTTCACCCCTTACTAACGCATATGTTTCAGGTTCTATATTATTAATTATTTCATCCTGACTAATTTCGTAGTTAGACACTTTAGAGAAGTTAATCCCTTTTTTAGATGTTGGAATATTATTACCGTAAGCGAGTATGTAATTCTTATCTGATAATACCACAACGTTTTTACTGGGTTTATCAGAGTTTTTAACGATAGTCTCTTTTATTTTTATCTCCTTCTCAGGCGTATTATCTTCTTCATTACTGAATAAAAGACCAAACCCTTTCCTAGTTTTAATATGTATATTTTTTAATATCTTATCATTAAAAACATCGTTGGTTTTTTCAACGTCATATTGTGTCGGAACATTCCTGAAATATAATGGAAATATTGATGTCATTTTTTGTGGGTCAACATTTGACGGGTGTTTGATGTAGTTCTCTAAAGAACTTAACCCTGTTAATCCACGATTTATTATCTGTTTAATTTCATGTCTGATATTAAAAGATAAATCTTCTAAATCATCACCATTAACGATAGTAGAAAATAACAATTCTTTTTTATCGTTTTCAATTTCAGTTGTTTGATTAAAGTATAACGTTTCTGTTATTTCTTTTTGTGCCGCTAATTTATACACATAAAGAGTCGAAGTACAATTCCCATCACAATTAAGGTCATCTATAAGGTATTCAATTAATACTTCAGTGTGTACAAATTGATTCACTTTAGAGGTGATTTCTTTACCCTCACTTATTGTCGTCGTTGTATCAAATTTAGATACTTGAATCATAGCAGGATTAGAGTCTCTAATGGGTTCTCTTTTTGAGACAACCTCATCGTCTTTAATTTTTCCAGCCCTAATCACGATTGCTTTTTGAGTCCAAAGAATATCTGAGTTTAATCTACTCGATATTGCAAAATCTTCAGTTTTAGGAATTGCTCCGTCATAAGTTTTTTTAACAAACTCTCCTGTTGATTTATAAATGTCTTTTGCTTTCTTATACTTTAACCCCTCTTTTGATTGTGACATCATATGCTCCGCACTTGAAGGGTTTGGATATCCTTGGTCGACTATAGACATTGGTATATAGAAACCATCTATAAATTTAGAGTCGGTATCGGTATATAATATATTAACGGATTCACCCACCTTAGGAACCATATTGATATGGTTAGGTAATAATGGCACAAACATAAACGGGTCAGATACTGCGTTCCACCTGTCTTTTTGTTCTGAATACTTTCCTGAATACTCTGTAACATAAACCTCATCAGAAACAATCCACTCAACAGGGTCGATTCTAATTCTACCTAACGATTTCGGGTCTTTATTGTCTTTTACAACCCCCTTAAAAATGAGTTTAGACATCTGTTATACCTTTTCTTTTTTTAACTTCTTCGGAGATTTGATAATAACTGTTTTCCACATTATCTAAATGGTGTGATAATTGAATCATTAATGTCTTAGTATCTTCAAATTCCTTTGATAAAATAGTTGCCGCTTCGATTAAATCTTTATTAGACCTTTTCGATGCGTTTTCTGCTATTTCTAAAATTATCTTTATATCCATTTAATATGATGTTAGTGGTACTGACTTACCCGTTACAAATGGTGTTACTACAGGACCTAATGGATGAGCTCCAGTTGCCGGTAATGACACAAATTGATTAACCCCATTCTCACCTAGTTCTTTCATTGCTCCTTTCATAATAGAATCTACTAATAGTATATGTTTATTTGGTGAACCGTCCGGTAAACTACCAAGACTCACACCTTGTTTTTCCATGAATTGAATCGCATTGTTGTAAGCCCTTGTTGAGTTTGCCCCTTCCCTTGCGTATGCACCATAAAGAAGTGGAAACGGTACCCCTAAAGGTATACCTGATTTAAGGTTAAGTAAAGATAATAGTCCTTGAATGATACCTATACACGTACTAAAGTCTGTTGTGGTTATAAATTTGTGTAACATAGATAATAGGGCGAGTATAATAGCATATCTCCCTCTTAATTGTTGTTTAGCAATTTCTTTAAGAACCATAGAAACTATTTGAGTTAACTCTTTTTTAATTTCATCCATCAGTTCTTTTTTATACATATCAAACACTCTTTTACCAACTCGAGTCATAAAACGTTTGTTATTTTCAGCAAATTCCTTTACGTCCTTCGCCTTACCTTTAGCCTCATCAATCGCTTTAGTTAATATTATAAATGGTAGAACCGTTTTTGGTCCCAGCACTTTACCCATTATAGTTGTTGGTAATTGTTTGAATATGTCTAAATTAAGGTTAAGATTTATTGTAGGAACATCAAATCCTGATTGTTCTACAAATCCACTACCGATATTTTGTAATAACCCTTCTAATACCTCAGACTCAGAAATATTATCTGAATCTAAATCGAGTAAAGAATCGATTAATAAATCAGTATTCATCTCACCCTCAAAATTCCCACAATTAACTAATTTATATATTTTATTAATTTTATAATTAAACTCCTCTTCAATTTGCCTTGTATCTTCATCGTCAAACGCATAAGACAAATCTTCGTCTTGTGTTGACAAACCATCAATTAAACTTTCTTGTATTAACGCATCCTGCTCGTAAAAGTCACTACACAAACTAGCCAAAATTTGCATCATCTTGTTTAATTCTGCGAATGACTTTACCCTTTTGGTTGAGACATCAATTGAAACCACACCAAATAGTTGGTCCATTAAGTCAGACATTAAGTCTTTTGTGTTGAATAGTTCAAAAGATGAGTAATAGTGAGAGACAAAATCGGTTACGTTAATGTCCTTAAATTTTAAATTATATTCTTGAGTGAAGTCGTCAAAACTAAGGTCAAACATTTCTTTACCGTTTGCCGAGGTAAATGTTTTAGGGGAATTTAGGTCATTACTTATCGTAACGTCGTATAACATTTTATTAAGTGGTAAAGGATACAATTCGTTATCTATATCACCTTTTTCGTACATTACTCTACCTGGCATTCCTTCAGGAGAGACTTTTAATAAATCAAAGAAGTCTATTTCTTCAGGAGATAGGTTTATCTCAATACCCGTCAATGAAAAATCAGTTTCACAATTAATCGCTCTAAACAATTCTTCAATAACAATCTTAGTTATTTTTGGTGAATCGGTAGAAACTTTCTTAATGATTTTTTTAACGAATGTTTTGACTTTGTCAGGTCCACCACCAGAACTTTGAAGTAATGTATTAACTAATTTACCGATAAAATCAGTATTGACTGATTTACCACTACCGTCACCTAATAATTTTTTCTTTAACTTATTTGTATCTAAATATGCGGAACCAACAGACTGAAGGTCAATTTTCTTCATGTCCGACATTGACTGTAGTACCAACTTTATTGAGTCAATACCTTTATCTAATTTGTTTTGTTCCGTCTTTAATCCCATTACATATTAAAATTATCGTCAGATGGTGTATCATTACCTAAACCATTAACCAAATCCTTTAACATTTCTTTATCGTCATCACTTAAAGAACCACCAATGTCTTCTCGACCTTCTGATGATTTTTGTATGATAACCTGTTGTAGTTTTGCCAATGATAGTTTTTTCTCTAAAACACTATCTAATATCTTTTGTTGTTCTTTTATGATAGGACCCAATAAGGTTAAGTCTTCAGGTCCTTTCATGAACCCTAACATCTTATTTTGTATTCTAATTGCGGTATTTCTCTGCTCTACAGTTTCGTTATATATCTCCTGTAGAAGTGCCATTAAACTTTTTTGTGAAAAATTAATTTCTTTTTTAGTTGTTCTTCCCATACTAAATAAATAGTTTATTCCTGAATTACCTGTAACATCATCTCAGAGTATATTTTTTTATACTTTTTCATTGACGTTCTAATTTCTTTTGTGGTCATAGATGTCATGTCTCTCAATGACAATAATATTAGGTTCTTATTGAATTTATTTCCTTCCCCTCCTTGAAATATAACTTCGTAATTAGTGAACACTTCTATTAACGCATATCCTAACTTTTCTTCATTTTTATTAAGGTTAGTGATTTCCATAAAATCTTCTAATTCCTTAACTAAACGTTTAACAACGTCCTCATAATCTAAAGAGTCGTTATGTAAGAAGTATGTCATATCAGGTCTACTCTCAACTGAGGATGATATGTCTTCATAAGATATCTTTCTATTTAATTCTTTCTGGTCCTTTAATATCGCACCCATTAAATAGTTTTTACAAATCGTACCAAAATACGAATAAGCTTTAGACCCTTTAGACGGGTCAAACTTATCCGCTTTAGTGATTAAAAATGATGATACGTCAGTATGTAAAGATTCGTAATCGAAGTCTCTACGATATAATTTATATCTACGAATTATGCTTTCGACCATTTTACTTAATGGTTTTCTAAGACTCTGATTGTAAATCAGATTTCTTTCCTCATAGGTTTCTGCTTCTAAATATTTTACTACCGCAGCTTCCTCCTCAGGACCAAAGTATTGTTTGTTTTTTCTAGGTCTAGGCATAATAAGTTTTAGTCTTGGTATGTTATCGCTCGGTCTTCTGTGAAAAATTGCTCTTTCTTTGCCGTCTCTAACCAAAACATTGCCTCGTCAGAACTTAACTTATTTTCTCCTTCTTTGTAATCCCAAAATAGAGAACCTTTTCTAAAGTTAGTGTGTCTATACGTTAACTTAGGTATAACGAATACTTCATTAGACATATGTGTTAAACGAAGTAAAAATTCGTAACCAAAAGATAATTTAACATTACTCTTAAGACCACCAACTTCGTTATAGACAGACGTTTTAATAATCATACCACTGGTTTGATAGTTCTCGTAAGACGATAACGATTCGTTATCTAAGTATCCTATAGTTTCTGTTAGGTTCATAGCCCAAACAGATTCATTTGTAAATGACAAGAACTCACCCTGTGAATTAGTGTCTATGACGATAGGTAGAAAGGTTGATACATCAGGATACGCGTTAATGTGTTGTATAGCGTTTTGTATGTATGTTGGAGTAATCTCATCATCCACCTCAGTAATTGCGATGTATTCTGATTTAGTGTTCTGTGCTCCAAAATTAATTTGTGAACAAAAATCAGTTTCTCCAGTGTTCTCCAATAAGGACACATAAGATTCTAAGTTATATTCATTCAAATATTTGGTTAACTCTTTTGTTGGTTTATAAACAATAGTTAATGTAAAATCCTTAACTGTTTGTTTAGATACCGATTCCATAAATGTCTCAAATCTCGACCTGAGTTCTTTATTGATTGTATGTATAGGTAAAATTAAATTAATCATTTTCTTCTAATTCTTTAAATTTATCGACTGTGAACTCTAATTGTTCTTTTCTCTTTTTTGTTATGTTTGTAAAAACACTTAACGTTTCTTTTGTGAATGTTTCATAAGTTAATTTACTTACCGTTGAATCCATCTCATCGTATAAGTCTGATGGTATTCTATCTTCTAACCATCCCTTAAATACAGACGCAACTAAATCCACAATTTGATTTGAATCTATAGTCCAAATACCATTATCCTCTGTCATCCAATCAGGTTTAAGTGTTGGTATTTTACCAATAACAGGTACTCCTGATTTCATAGACTCTAATGGGAATGTTCCATAACCTGAAACGTCATCAACCCAAACAGATAAACACGACTCTCTTAATGTTGTCGCGAATTCTTCTTGAGTTAATCCTCTCATATCTCTAAATGTTACCCATTTAAATTGTGGGTACTTCACATAGAAAGATTTGATTAATTTCATAGTATCTCTTTGGTCACGTGTGTGTATAGAAATAATTGGTTTTTGTGGTTTATCTGACTTTGTAAACAATTCAGAAATAAACGGTGTAATAACATCGATATTCAGTTTCTTAAATAAGTCATTAAGATATTGTTTTTGGTCTAAACTTGTAGTTATAACCTTATTAAACCCAAAGGAATTCCAAGTAGCACCTGGTTTTAATGTTTCAAATAAATAATCGTATGACTGACATAGAACTACTTTATTACATGGCATATCCGCAATTTGTTCCATTACGTGAGCAAATAACTCAGGTATGATAACTAAGTCATCAGGTCTAACTTGAAGACTACCCTCTTCTATTGAAACAACAGGTGTTTCATCATACTCTAATGGTAACCAAGAAGAAACCCCTTCATAGTCTTTATTTTCAACTAAGATATGAGCGTTGAACTCATTCTCATTTAATACTCTTACTAAATCGTAAGAATGTTTGATTGATGCTTTAGCATTACCTTTAGCATCTTGTACGAACACATAAACGTTCGACTCTAATTTGTCGAGACGTTCGATAGCCTCGTTAATTACTTTTACTTTATCCATGCTCTTTATTTAATGGTTTAATAATTTATTTGTAAATCTTATCCTTGTTCCTCTACAGAAGATTTACGATAATCAGTTACTAATTTCTTAATCTCACCGATTGATTTACGTGCTCTTGTTTGAGACGCTTTAGTAGTTCCATTGTGGTTTTCTACGAAGTCATTGTAGTGACTTTCTATTGCTTCGAAAATTTCTTGTTTTTTTGACATTTTTTTTTGTTTTTAATTTAATGGTTTAATTATACCATAGTTTAGTAATGTATTGAAACTTAATTTAAATGAGAACGGCATTTTTTTAAATCCATATGATATTCCCATTGCGGAGTCAATATCTTCCCCACCTTTTTCGTCCATAACAACTTCTAAAACATATTTTAAAAGTTCATATTTGGATACGTTTAATCCCCCATCTTCCATTTCTTCTATTTCACTTTCGACACCTTTATCATCTTCTACCACTTTAACCACTTTTCTTGGTGGCATTTTAACGGCTTCGTGATAAGCGTCTAAATCTAAAATATACGATAACCCCTCAACATCTAAGGTATATGGGATTAAATATGCTTTGTCTTCGTTCGGCATTATAACTCTATTTCTTTTACATTCGTTAATGTTTCTACTGAATGGTTAGATTCATAATCTTTATTATATTCAGTTTCAACCTTTATTGATATTTTATCGTTTGGTTTTTGTTCTAAAACCTCACAGTCTGTTGTAATCCATATGTCACAATTTTCCCACATTGAATCAATAGTATCTTTTTTATAAAACTTATAGTTATCGACATAACTACTATTTTTAGACATAAAGAATAGAGACGCGGCTTTACCCTTACCTAATTCATCAGAGACTATTGTGATTTCCCAATCTTTCTTTTCTTTCAAAAGGTCTGTTAGGTCTTTAAAAGCCCCCATATATGTTGGGGCAGAATGACCAAATATTTCCATCGCAAACTCAATAAAGAAGAAATACTTTAATTCATCTTCATCTTGAAATTTAAAATGGTTTGAGATGTCATTTGTATTAACAGGTAAAACCATATCATACTCAAAACTCTCCTCGTCTTCAGAATCTGATTCGATATAATACTTACGATATTCAGACGCTGCTTTTGCGAATGTGTCTCGTAATACTCCTGTAATGTTAATATACACTTGTTTCATCATTAAAATATAGATTTATTATAGTTAAAGTAAAGTTTGTTATATTTAGTCGTATTTCTCTAAAATCTGTGAGATTAAAGGATTTCTAACAATATCTTTATTATCAAACTCAAATACACCGACATCTTTCACGCCACCTAAACGATTAACAATATCGTATAAACCTGATTGTCTTTTATCTTTGTATCTATCTGTCTGTTCTAAATCTCCTGAAATGAAGAATTTAGAATTAAAACCAATCCTTGTCAGTAGTAATTTCATCTGACCTGGTGTTGCGTTTTGCGCTTCTTCAAAGATTAAAATAGAATTATCAATGTTCATACCTCTCATATAAGCGAGAGCAAACACTTCGATATAATTCATTTCTTTTAATTTTTCTCTTTGTTCTTTTCCTATGATTTTATTTAATAAGTAATACGTTGGAAATATATAAGGGTCTAACTTTTCTTCAACTCCACCGGGTAATGAACCTAGTTTCTCTTCGGCCTCAACGGCAGGTCTAACAATTATTATTTTTTCGTACTTATTATCTTCTCTGTGTAGTAACTCAACGGCTTTCATCATAGCCACATATGATTTACCAACACCCGCAGGTCCTGAACATAGAGTTATTTGATTATCTTCTAAGATATTCCAATAATCTTTCTGCGCTTCAGTTAGGAATTTTTTCTTAGGGTTTTTTATTAGTGAACGTACAATCTCCTTTTTAGACATTCTATGTAAAGGTAGTTGTGGTTCTGTATTTTTATTTTTTCGTGCTCCCAAATTAATTTTGTTTAATTTATCACTTTATGATACTACTAATATCACCTATAACTGTCAAAAATCAATAGATAGGTTACCCCCTTTATTAATTTTTTCCTGTAGACCCAAAACCTCCATCACCTCTGTCGGTATTAACTAAAGAATCAACAGGGCTCAAAGTGGCGCTTAACTTAGTTAGTACGGGACATAACACTGCTTGTGCTATTCTATCACCTTGTATTATCTTTGTAGTTTCATTCGATAAGTTGACTAAGATGATTTTAATCTCACCAGTATAACCTTGGTCCACAGTCCCCGGTGTATTTAACACGGTTAGACCTTGTTTTGCCGCTAAACCACTTCTTGGTCTAACCTGTATTTCATATCCCACAGGGATTTTAAAAAACAATCCTGTCGGTACGATATACCTTTCCAATGGTTTAAGCCATATTGCGTCACCACAGTTAGCCCTTAAATCAAACCCACTATCCCCGTCATAAACATATTCAGGGTCTTTGTTACTTGATTTGTTAATAAACCCTAAACTTACCACTGGTTTATTTTCTTCAATAATCGCTTTTTGAAGTTCATTTGTTAACTCAGAGAATTGTTCGTTTATTTTATTCTCATCAAAATCTACATCATCGACATCAAAATTTTCGTCAGATAAGTTACCAAACTTTTCAGTGACAATACGTGTTAGTTTTTCGTAATCAAAGTTATTTTCCATTATTCATTTCTTTTTCTTCTAAAATGGCTAAGTCTGTTGCTTGTTTTAATAGTTGACCTAATTTAGTTGTGTACCATCTTACTTGTTTATCATCATCACTTTTATCGTGATTTAAGATTGCTTGGTATTCATCTTCCGTTAATTTAACACCGTTAGAGAGTGCGTAATGAGCACTCCTTTCTCCTACCCTCATAGATACTAATTCTTCGTTATACTCAAAGTATTTACCCAAATTAGTCATATGCCACTCACTTTTACAAGGGGTGAATAAGAATGTCTTACCAATTTCGGATAAAAATGAAACCTTAAGTATAGATTCCATAGTTTCCTGCATTGATTCGGGTATTGCTTTATTCAGATAAACGGCATATTTAGCAACCTTTATGGTGTGGTCTAATAACCCACCAGGAAAAGCATTATTCATATCCTTCATAGGAGACGCAGGTGATAGAAAATATCCCTGACCCAAAAAGTCTAAAAGGTCTTTTGTGAAAATATTATATTTCTCATTAACCTCTTCAAACTTTTTAATGTTTCTCTCTAATTTTTGTTTATCTAATGTAACCATTATTAGTTAGTGTAATACTTTGGAGAAAGTGTTGAGTTTAATACATCCTCATATGTTGATTTAGTAATTGTTAATACTTCAGAACCTCTACTATCTTCACTTCTGTATTTTGCAATAACAATCATCGCCTCTTCAACGGACTGTGCCTCTACTAAGTAACGTGACTTTTTCATTTTAGGGTTTCCGTCTTTGTCTAAGTTTTCAGTTTCGTAACCTACTGTAATCGTGTAATTCATCATTTTTATTTATTTATTAATTGTTTATAAAATTCTTTTCTTTTCTCTGTAGTCGTTTTAAGGTGATATTTGTCTTTAACACTCTCATATAATCTCTCACCTAAATCCTCGACTAACGAAGGATTGTTCATTAATCTCTTAATGTGTTCAAACCAAAATTTATGATTTTTATTTGAAGAAATCAAAAATGCGGTACCTTTATCGTTAAACTTCCCTCTATCCCAAGCATTAACTAATGTTGAGGAATACATACCAAAATCTTGAGAGATTAATGCTTTCTTATAGAAACCCGCTTCAATTATCTTTAACTCTGACTTCATTGAGTTAAATTCGTTTTCAACGAGTGGAGCCAAAGATACGTCAAATTGAGTATAACCCAACGCGTATTTGTTAATTGGTTCTGTCCATATTCTACGATAGTTTTCGTTAGAATCATCATACTCTAAATCTCTGTTGAATTTCAAAAGATGTTCCCTATAATCGTCAGATAAATTTTTAAACTTATTAGTTAGGGTCGCTTCATATCCAAACCAAGAGGTTTCCCATGGTTTAACGGGTCTTTTCTTCTGTCCCTGAGGGGTTTGTTCGATAATGTTACCACGAGTGTCATAACCACAAAGAACAAACTGATATTTATCCTTAAATTGAGATTCCATCTTACCTGACATCCCATCCATAAGTTTAATGTCTTCACCGTGAGAAGAACCACCTAACCATCCAATTCTAAGTTTATCGGTTTTTTTAGTCTCGCCTTTAAACTGTTTTTCTTCAGGGTCGATAGAATTTTCAATTACTATGACATTTTTAATACCAATACTTTTTAGTTTAGATGCGAAGATAGGTGTGGTTGTTGTTACATAATCCACAGACCTTAATAACGATAATTGATTTTTAGAATATCCGTTATCTTTATATGACTTCTGTAATGGATGACCATTAGGTAATAACCAATAATCATCAACGTCCATAACCACCTTAGAACCTCCTTTTTGGATTTCTTTAATCTTACTTACTTGCCATTCAGTGTCTTTACCTCTGACCAGTCGTTTATGGAAATGTATGATGTGATAATCATTGAAATTAACATTCTCAACGTTATCAAAAACAATATCAACAAAGAACTCGTCTGAGTAATGATTGTTTAAGTAAATGTGTGGGTCTAATGAACGATATTTACCAATACCTGAAGTGTCGGATGGTAATACCAATATTTTAATAAGCTCTGACATAAATTATAATTTAACTACTTAAATGTAGTTAAACCATAATAATAAGTCAAAAGATTACTTAACGTTTCTAACGTCTGTTATTTTTCCTATGAACATAGAGTCACCAACTCTAATTTGTAGATTCTCACTAATTTCTTTATTAGACTCCATTAACTTATTTAACTTAGATTCTACGATATCATCTAAAGTCTCTGTAATGGCTTCTTTAATGAAACTCTTTAACTCTTCATTTAAGTTAAGTGAAGTAGTTTGTCTTTGTATTGGTTGTGTTGGTTGTGTTGGTGTTACAGGTTGAGGTATTTTTTGTGCTCCTGAAGTGAACTTAGATTGTTCCTCCATTTTCTTAGCAACCTCATCTATAAAATCAGACGATAAGTTATTTTCAAAATTAACAGTAGGTATTGGATTCTCTAACATTAATTGTTTGATGTTGTCAGGTAGGTTTGAACCTTTAATTTTGTCTTCTGACATATTACTCTTAACATCTCTTTGTGTTCTATTAGAACTAACCGGTGTTTGTTGAGTATATGGTTGTTGTGGAGAGGATTGTAAATTGTTTGTGTCCTGAGATAACATAGACGCATCAACATTACCTGTTGTGTACGATTTATTATCAACCTTAGACATAACTTGTTTAGCCGCTAATAATGAGTTTTGTAACTTTTCGAATCCTTCCATAATACTATTTTTTAGTAAATATAAATAACTTTTGTGATTAGTCAAACTTTGCAATCTCAAAAACTTGAGACATGTGCTTATCCCCTTTTGGGTTAAAATACGGTCTAGGTGTTTCAAAAGTGTCGTTAGTTGGTGAACTATTATTTATCTTATCTAATCTAAATAACCTCCACCCTGGTTGGTTTTCAGGAGTATCACTCGACCCTCTAACTTGCCAAGCCCTTAATACAACGTTTCCCGATACGTTATGAGGACCAAAGGCAACAGGTTCGATTTCTCTATACCCTTTATTAATCGTTTGGTCACCCGCGTAAAAAATAGTAATAACTTTTTTGTTACGTATTGCGTCAGCGATAGTATCACGACTAACGGCCTCTTTAATAATTAAGGATTTAAGTGACTGGATTAGTTTCATTAGAAATTAGGATATTCGTTTGATGGTCCGTATTGGTTAGACGATGTATTATTACCTCTTGTTAGTATATCAGTCGTTCCACCAATAGTATTAGTTTGTCCTTTACCCGCTTCATCACCATCTGACAATGCGTTAGGGTGTGAAGAACCGTAAGAATTGGCTCCGTTATATTCGTTACTATTAACTAATGTTTGTCTTGTTAGTATATCAGTCGAACTACCTGTTGTGTTAGTTAACCCTTTACCTGCTTCATCACCATCTGATAATGCGTTAGGGTGGGTAGAACTATACTCATCACTCTCAGTACCATCGTAGGTGTTTGAGGTCATCAAAGCAGTTCTTTGTTGATTTGCGATTTCTGTTAGTTTTTCGTTTGCGTTTGACATATTCTTTTTATTATAAATATTACTTAATTAGTTTATGGTATTTTTTAATGCTTTCAGATAACCTACTCACATCCACAGAAGGGACTTGACCATTCTTTTCATGTGACTTTCTATAAGCATTACTCTTACCCGGAGTTAAATCAGCCGCTCTTTGTGCCGATTTTTTCTGTTGTTCAATTTCTTTCCTAGCGTTATCTAATGTGGTATTAACCCACTTATACATAACCTCACCACCATTAAGGTTAAACGAGTCAGGATTTTCTTCTTGGTTTATATTTTTAAAGTCGTATTTTAATCTCTTAAGTTGTTGATACGTCATAACCCTTTCTTCGACCAATCTACGTAAACGTTTCATTCCCTCACCTTTAACGTGACCCATTTTCTTTAAGGTCTCGTTTAAGTGTTTAACAATGTTGTTCGGTATTTGAAATTCTTTGTTATGTAATTTACGATTCATTACTACTTAAGTTTGTTAATGATATATTTTTTATCTTCGTCAGATAAATCTATTAAAAATTTTAATTTTCTATCTAATATTGGATTTGGCTCAGATTCGACATCATCTTCCTCTTCTATTGTTGGCTCTAAAATGTCTTTAGGTGAATCTTTTTTAGATATTACCGAATCAACATATTCTTCAATCTGACCTTTAGTCATCTTTTCGATAAGTCTTACCTTATCTTCTGATGATGGGATATAACCCATTTTTTCTAATCTTTCTTTAGCATCGATTTCCTCGAAGTCTAATTCGTCCATAAAATACTTTAATGCTTCTTCATAAGATGCGTTCTTACCCATTGTTTCTTCAAACCCTAAGGAATCGTCCATTTCTGACTCACCCCAGTATCTTCTCATATAATGTCCTTTTTGGAATGGAGGTTGAGAGGTTGCACTTACTTGCGCATCAGAGGTCTTTCTAGCGGTAACACTTTTAGCCCTAATATCTTTAGGTATTTTTGATGTCGGGATTGACCCGTCAAAATCTACAATTTCTTCAATCTCTTCTTCAGTCGCCTTTTCAGGTAACTTTTTGAAGTTAGTATCTTTAGCGAAATCATCAGCCATATTACACCATTTCTTCTTTTCTTTTTTTGAAAGTGAATCGTCATTACACTTAGCAAAGAAGAATTTTTGTTGTTTTTTTGACTCAAATTTCTCTAATACAATCTGTTTTAATCTTTGGTCCATAGATAAAATTCTTTATTTATAAATATCAAACAACTTTAAAGATATTTATTAATATCATGAGTATAACAAATAAATATCAAAATTCAGGTTCTGAACTAGGATTATCCCTTAATAAAGGGTATTTCTACGATGTTACACCACAAGTAAAAAATATAACAAATATGAATTTATTGTATAGTAATCGTCTTTTTGATGATAAATTAGCGATAGATGTAAACCCAAACGATAGGGAAATCCTTTACATTAGTGATACAACTATCCCACAATCTATGATGGCAAACTTCGTAGGTAAGGATGGTTTTGATAACAATCTTTTTTATAGATATCACTTTAAAAAACCAGGAAAACAAGTTTTTCAAAATATAATGTCATGTGGTTGGACATTTGAAACGGTGATGAATTTCGACAATAAAGATATGACTGATTTTAGTGTGTTTTATTATTTAGGTGTTGGTTTTGAAAAAGAATTAGTCGACGGAGAATTGGTGGATACATCAAGAAGTTACGAAAAAGATTATTTACACAACAATATAGCATTTGGTTTTGATAAGAACAAAAGTATTGTTGTTCGTTCAGCAAGATACACTGAGGAGTGTTATGGTTGTGATGAAGAAGAAAAGAATTATTCTTCAACCGAATGTGGTGGAGATAGTAGTGTAACAGTTACTTCAGGTAATTTAGTTACGGGTTCTACGTTATACGAACATTCGTTTGATAAGGCGATATGTAGTGATGACAATACTAACTTTTTAGTTACTGTTAAGTTTGAGAGAGACTCGAGTATCATTAATAATATGTGTACAGAATTAGGAACTAAGTTTGTAGAATCAGAATCAGAACGAATTGGTACTTTAAAGGTCTATGTTAATGGGTTATTATATGGTTCAATATATGGTTTTGAAGACATTGTTACTCGTAGAGCTAGTTTACCTGTTCATGAATTTGTACAGGGTTGGGGTTTTTCAGACAACTTCTTTATTAGTGAAGATTATAATATGTTTGGAACATTTGAAGGTAAGCAACCAAGAGGTAGATTTCACTCAAACCCATTGTCTTTATCTGAAATAAGACACAATTACAAACAATTAAAGGATTGTTATGGTATTATTGGATGTTTTGATTTAAACTGTGGACCTACGTTTCCTGAAAAAGTAATCGAAGAATGTCCAACGAATAAAACAGATAATAGTACACCAACAGAATAATTAATATATTTAATAATATGGAACACTTTATAAAACAACATTCACAGGAACCAATTTTATCGGTTACGTTATATAACGACGAAAAATTCTTTAAAGAACCTTTTGGTGATAGAATTGAGAATTCTATTATTACTTTTAATATGGTTGATGAAAAAGGGGCGTATAAAATATTAAACGGTGAGTGTGACTTAATTTTTGAAAATGGTGACTACTCTATCATCTATCCTTTTACCAAGTCAGACACTAAAAAAATTGGGGAATATAAAGGAGAATTTAAAATACAATTCTTAAACGACACGTACAGAGTGTCTACTGAAACTATACTTCCAATAAAAGAAGAATTAATCGTCTCAATTATTTGATAATTTACCAAGTTTTCGTATCTTTGTTTTGAATGTCAAAGAGTAATCTCACCATTGTGTGAGAGACAATGTCTCAGACGAAAAACAAAATTAAAATGGTAACTACAGAACAAATTGAATCCTTTCTACTAGGAGAAGACGACGAAAAATATATTGTCGCATTAGAGTATGACTACAGAACCGACAAGGTATACAAAGTTATTCAAGACCCTGATAAGGGCAAACAAATCAAATCAGACACCTTTACTCCATTCGCTTGGGTTGGTGACCTTAGAGGTAAGAACTTCTATAATGGGTCAAAAGCACAACAAAAAGATGCGATGACACATAACGGTATTATGATTGAAACTCTTAATACTATGGGTGACCCGAGAATGGAATCAGGTCTTAGGTACATCGTAAAATCAACAAAATCTTATTCGTCATTAGTAAACTTCTTTAGGAAGGGTGGTTTAGACCCGTGGAGTCGTGATAATTCAGATTGTATAACAATACTACCACCTGTGGAGATGTATTTAGTACAAAAAGAAAAAAGACTTTTTAAAGGGTTTGAAGAATATGACGAACTACACCGTTTTGTTTTCGATATTGAAACAACAGGTCTATCACCTGAAACGAGTAAAATATTCTTAATAGGGATGAAAGATAATAAAGGGTATCATAAATCTTTATCTGCAGAGAACGAAGAAGAGGAGGCTAAGATTATTGAAGAGTTCTTTGAAGAAATACATAAAATAAAACCAACATTGATTGGTGGGTATAACTCCGCTTTTTTCGATTTTCCTTTTATATTACGTAGAGCCGAGATATTAGGTTTAGATATTAAAAAGATTGCTCGAACCTTACACCCTGAAAAACCATTACGACAAAAAGATTCAATTCTTAAGTTGGCTAATGAAATGGAGGACTTCACACAAACAATGATGTGGGGGTATAATATTATTGATATCGCACATGCGGTACGTAGGACACAAGCAATTAACTCAGACATTAAGAGTTGGGGACTTAAGTATATCACGCAGTTCATTGGTGCGGAAAAAGAGAATCGTGTGTATGTACAAGGGGACAAAATTGGTAAAACCTACTTTGATAATGAACAGTTTTACTACAATCCTAAGTCGGGTGGGTTTAAGAAAATAGGTGACCCTGGTACTGATAACTTACTTCAGAGGTTCCCAAACCAATTTGAAATTAAAACAGGTAAGAACATAATTGAGATGTATTTGGATGATGACCTTTATGAAACTATGGTTGTCGATGAAGAGTTCAATCAAGCAAACTTCTTACTATCTAAGTTGGTACCAACAACATACGAAAGACTATCAACTATGGGTACGGCAACATTATGGAAGATGATAATGCAAGCTTGGTCATATAAGAACGGTTTAGCGATTCCATCGAGGGGTGAGAAGAGACCATTTACTGGTGGGTTATCAAGATTACTAGCCGTGGGTTATTCAACCGATGTACTTAAACTCGATTACTCGTCACTATATCCGTCAATTCAATTAGTACACGATGTGTTCCCTAAGTGTGATGTGACAGGAGCAATGAAGATGATGTTAAAATATTTCCGTGATACTCGTATTAAATACAAGAAGTTAGCGGCAGATTTCTATGTGGAAGACCCTAAATTGTCTTCACAGTATAACCGTAAACAACTACCGATTAAAATTTTCATTAACGCGTTTTTCGGTTCATTATCGGCACCACACGTATTCCCGTGGGGTGATATGGATATGGGAGAACAGATAACATGTACGGGTAGACAATACCTTAGACAGATGATTATGTGGTTTATGGAGAGAGAGTATAAACCATTAGTAATGGACACGGATGGTGTTAACTTCTCAGTTCCTGAGGGTAGAGATGCTCACACATATGTCGGTAAAGGATTAAACGGATTGGTTGTTGAAGGTAAAACGTATAGTGGTTCTGAAGCAGATGTTGCCGAGTATAATGACATCTTTATGAGAGACGAAATGGGGTTAGATACTGACGGACAATGGCCAGCAACAATTAACCTAGCACGTAAGAATTACGCACTTTTAACCAACACAGGAAAGGTTAAGTTAACGGGTAACACTATTAAGTCTAAAAAAATGTCTACATATATTGCGGATTTCTTAGATAAAGGGTTGGCGTTATTATTAGATGGTAAGGGACATGAATTTTTAGAGTACTACTATGAGTATGTAACAACTATCTATAACAGACAGATACCACTTTCTAAAATTGCTAATAAAGCACGTGTTAAGCAATCAACATCAGATTACAAAATACATATACAAAAGAGAACTAAGTCAGGTTCATTGATGTCTAGACAGGCACATATGGAGTTAATTTTAAAACACGAAATTAAAGTAGGTTTAGGTGATACAATATACTACGTTAACAACGGAGCACGTAAATCTCACGGTGACGTACAAAAAGTAAAAGATGTAGTAAAACTTAATTGTTATTTTATACCTGAAGATGATATCACAAAACACCCTGATAAGTTAGGGGAGTATAATATACCAAGATATATGGCAGCATTTAATAAACGTATTGAACCTTTATTAGTTGTCTTTAACACGGAGATTAGAGATGAGATATTAGTTGATGACCCTAACGACAGACAATACTTTACACGAGGTCAAACAGAGTTGGTTAGAGGTTATCCTCGTAGAGACGGTGACCAAGACACATTAGATGAGGTATTAACACTATCTGACACAGAACTTAAGTTTTGGAAGGACGTAAATATAGACCCATATTATATGTACGTAGACGGTACAATGTCATTGGTTGATAATAAAAGAATTGAGCATAACCAAAATTTATTAAAAAACTTTGTAGAGGTAGAGAAGAAAGCTTCAATAACCAATAGGGTAATACCACAACCCAAACCTTTTGTTAAACCTAAAACAAACCAACAAACGTTTAAATTTAAATAAAAAAAGAAACCCATCAATTACGATGGGTTTTTTAATTCGATGATACTCTAAATTAAATTGCGTTGAATGGTCCTTGGAATGGTCTGTAAGAAAGTGTCTTATTAAGGTTTTCAGCCTCACTTGCTCTTCTTTCTAACATCTTATCAGGACGTAATCTTTCTAATCTTGCTTGTAACTCTTCGATTAGTTTCATTTTTTCGTCTTTACCTTCAGTAAGTAATGAATCGTATTCTAAACTTAATTCCGAATCAGGAACTTTTAAGTTTCCACCAAACTTACCTCTAACACGACCTAAAGCTTCTTTACACGTCGCGATAAAGTATTTTCTTACCCAGTTTTGACCAGGTTTATTTAATGTTTCCCACGTCATATCTTCTGTTTCAACATCAGAAGGTAATTTAATAACGTCAGGGTTATCTTTCATACATGCTTTTCTATCTTCAGTGTCGTAATACCAATACCATACTTTTGATTGGTTTAGTGATTTAGAACCAAAGTCAAACCTACCACCTGGTACGTTTAATAAGTGAATGAATTTACCACCATCAGGTGCTGCGGTAACTCTATATGTTAAATCACCACCGATAATTCTATTCTTTAAGTTACGGTCTTGCATTCTTAGTAAGATGTCAAACGCTGGCATCATAAAGTATGACCCCATAACACCCATTTGTGCGAATCCACCACCACCTCCGATACCTGTACCGCCAAAACCGCCAAAACCACCCATAAACGGGTCGATAAGTGATTCATTAAGTTCAGCTCGGTTAAACCAAAGTAGTTCGTTTAATTCACGTCCTTTTGGTATGTGATACATTTGTTGACCTTCTTGTAATTCTATAAAATCTTTTTGTAGTACCCAATCTCCTCCTGTTTGTAAACCAACAATCTTAGAGTATGCGTATGTATATTGTGTTTCGTAATCCATACTTCGAGTTGTAAAGGCTCTCGACAATGATTGTTCGTCAACATTTAATCCGTGTAACGATGTCCATTGTGATTCGATTAACCAATCCTGTATGAATTGTTCGTATTCTCCTAAAGAAATTTCCAACAAAGAATCCATTTGGTCGTCATCTAATTCGATTGAACGAATAGGTGCTCCCAACAAGTGCATTGTTTGTTTGTATAATTTACCTTTGTTTTTTGAGTTTATAACCATTATGTGTTTTTATTATAAATATCTTTGTTTTATTTAAACTTAAGTAAGTTCATCATAATACTAAAATCTTCATTCAGTTGTGACACTCCTTTTTGAAATAGTATCCCACCCTTTGAGACAAAATACGAACCTTTTAGTGGTTTACATTTTTTAGAGTCGGCAACTATATAAGAAGACCCCTTAACAAATACAATAAAATTAGTTCTATATTCTTTAGCCTGTCCCACCCCATTAATAAAATGACCATAATCAGATTTTTTAATGAATGTGAAAGGTTTTATTTGGATTGTGTGTGTTATATCATCAGGAGTGTTTTTATAAGTAATAGCGTCTACACCATCAATCATATCGGCACCAACACCAGACCCTCCTAATTTTTCAATAGTTAACCCATTAAATAGAGGACAATCCTTAAGTAGTTTAATACTTTCTTCTTCAGTTTTTTCACCTCTAGCAGATGTTTTACCAATCGTTGGTAAGACTATTGAATTATAAAGAGCCCCATCTTCAGAGACAATAGAACGATAATTTTTTCTAAAATACTGTATAAAAGATGCGTATATTAAGTCGGTCGGCTGATTTAGATTAATCCCTGATTCCTGTAGTAACTTACCCATAACAATATAATTTGTGTTAACCCTATTTAATATTGGGTGCCACACACCATCATTGGTCCATACTCCTACCTTATAACGACCTTCGTTGTCTTTCTCACCGTACCACATATTAAGAGGTTTATAGACGTGTTCTAAAACTTTATTTAAAAAGACTCTCCATTCACTATTATATCCTTTACCGAACTCTATCATAAGTGTTTGAGCCACACTAATTGGTGATATACTTTCTGTTATTAACATACTCAATTTTTTCATACTATCCTTTTTATATAAATACCGTAAATACATTAAACCCCATATTTCAAATCATATTAAAATAAGTTTGTAGTAATAGAATATTTTACTTATCTTTGTAGTATAATAATAAGAACCATAAAAAAATAAATAATATGTCTACAGTTTACTCTTTCATCAGCGAATACAACGGAAACAACTCTTTCTTAAACTCTTTAAAGACGGGATACGCAAAGTATGGTCGATTAACACCATCACAGTTGTCAGCGGCGGACAGAGTAATCACAAACATTCGTGAAAAAGTTAAATCAATGGCACCAATCGAAGTTCGTAAGAATATCGAGCAAATTATGGATTACAAAGGGGATAATAAGTTCGTATTAGACCTTAAAGCTAAGTACGAAAAATACGGGAAACTAACCGAGAAACAAATCGACGCAGGTTTGAAAGTTGTAAACCGTAAGGTTCAGAACAAAATGGCAAAACCTTTACGTTTACCTAAGACTGAAACAATTGTGGTTGGTCAAAGAACGGGTCGTAGTATCAAAGAAGAGAAGGGATTAGATTTCTTACCAATCCAAATTGATGTATCTCACATAATCGGTGTTTCTCGTAAAGCAGTTCATTTGAGAGGGAAACTATCTACTGTTGTTGGGTCTGTATGTCGTTGTTGTGGTAGAAAATTAACTGATGAGTTGTCAAAACTTACAGGTATGGGTAGAACATGTGCCAAAAACACCAATGTACCATACGTTAAAAACACGGACGACCTTGAGCGTTTTATGGAAGACTTAAAGGTTCGTGTAGATGAAATTGGAGAATTTGATTTTTGGATTCCTAAATCACAAATTATCGAGTGGAAAGGAATTTACAAAGCAATGGCAAAAACAAGTTTCAGAACTTATGTGGTTACTTCTTAAGTTTAATAATAATCTCGTCCCCTTTTCTTTTAATACTAAAGGAATCGGGGGATAGGTTTTTGTAGTAGTCTTCATACATTGAAAACTCATCTGTAGTCTTACTTTTTTTAGATTCTCTTAGAGGTGTAATCTCTTTTTCGTTCATATTCTGAATCTCCACTTCGCTGGCCTCGTAATTTCTAATATCTCTTTCTATTAGTTCTAATTCGTTCCACTCTGAATCTTCAGTAATTCTTTTTTCTACGTCATCTTCGGTATAAGCTTCAATGATACCTTCATAATAATCTGTACCATACCCATTCCACATAACTTCAGCTTCTACCTCAAATTGTTTAAGTTTTGGTTCTTTAATGAAATTTTCGTCATTTACGTTTAACGTTGGGGATAATTGAAAGCTAGCAATCGCTTTGTTAAGTAATTCTTCCTCTTGCCATTGAAACCCAAACTGTCTTGAGTATTTTTTAATCGATGATACTATTTTCTCGGGGTCATCACTAAAATTTTGATATTTAGATGATAACACTCTAGAGACAAAAACAAGAAATTGATTATATTTAACCTCTGTTATTTCTTCCGTAATACGTTTTCTTAAATCCATTAGTATGTGTTGTAAAATAATAAATAGTCTTTAACCCTCTTTGAGAGCCGAAAGTAAGTCTTCCATAACCGAATTACCCATATTATCTTCGTTATCTCCCATAACCGTGTCTATAACATTTTTCTTTCTTTGTAAAATATCATAGATAATCATTTCTATAGAGTTCTCGAATACGGGATAAAAAACAGAAACGTTTGACTGTTGTCCATAACGATATGCTCGGTCCTCGGCTTGTGAATGGTCTGAAGGAACAAATGATAAGTCATTAAAAACAACAACCTCACCCGCCGTTAAAGTAATCCCTACACCCGCAGCTTTAATGTTTCCAACAAAAACTTGTATTTTGTCATCAGTCTGAAACTTATCGACAGATTCTTGTCTTTTAACTTTACTCATTTTACCGTTTAGGGTTACTGACCGTTTGTTATATTTCCAAGCAATTTCTTCCAATGTCGATGTGAAGTTTGTAAAAACAATCACTTTTTTTCCTTGTTCGATGGCACTATCAATAATCTCATAAGTCGAGTTTAACTTTGATTCTGCAATAATTTGTCTTGCCATCATTAGTTTTGATAACTTAACGGCCAAAGTTTTTTTAGTGTTGTCATTATTTGCCCACTCAATATACTCACCGATTTCTCTTTCGTATTCTTTAGATTTTAAGTTAAGATAAACGGGTGTGATAATTTTATCAGGTAAATCTAAGATGTCTTCTTTTAGTCGTCTAAGAACTTGTGGTTTTGTCCTATCTCTTAGTTCTTCTAAATTAGACGCTCCGTTAACATTCCACACTTTTCTATTACCCGCTTGGAATTGGTAACCATCACAATATCTTTTAACATAACCAGCCCAATTAATTGTGAGTGGTGAGTCAACAATATGTAATAAGTTAAAATAGTTAATCGGTCTTGAGGTCATTGGTGTACCTGTAAGTAACCAAACACGACCAACCTGTCTAACCATGTGATTAACTAACTGAGTTCGTTTCGCCTGTTTATTTTGAATATAATGGGCTTCATCTATTAATACTAAGTCAAAACCTTCATCTAATATTTTAGATTTAAATTCGTCGTCATTCTTTTTTGGTATTTCGTGGAAATTCTTTAAGATGTCGTAGTTAATAATGACAAACTTTCCGTCATCCCACTTCTTACCCTCAACAATAGCAACAGTTTCATCGGAGTAATTCTCGATTTCACGTTTCCAATTTAATTTAAGAGATGCGGGACATATGATTAAAACTTTATTGGCACCACTCTCAACCGCAGCGATAATCGCAGACGTTGTTTTCCCTAACCCCATGTCATCAGCCAAAATATATTTGTCGTTACCTAACAGTTTTACAATAGCCTCTTTTTGATGTTCCATTGGGGGTCTATGGTTATATGGTTCCCAATCAACCTCAACTTTTCGTTCGTTGTATGTGATAATATGAGATTTAGGAATCCACATACATTCTAAAGCCGCTTTATCTAATATCTTACCATATATGTGAAACGCCTTTTCTGTTTGTGTTAGTAATTTCTCAATATAGATTTTTTTAATTGGTTGAGGTAATAGTCTTTCCTCTCTTAACTTATCACCAAAGTAAGAATCCAATTCAACCCACTTCCTCGCCACTTTTGGAGTGTTCTCGTGGTTTTTAATTATGTACTCAGCCTGTGAGCGAGAGGGTTTATAACTCTTAGTAAAGAATAGTTTTTCTTTACACCCTAGAATATAGTTGTTCCCTCCCTCATATTTTTTTAATATTTCTATTGCTTTCTGTTCTGGAATCATAATTGCGCATTATACACAATAATAAACATTAAACTAAACTTAATCAAGAGATATTTATTAGTATGAGTAAAAAGAAACAACCGATTAATAGATTAAACAAGTTTTTTTCGTATGACGACTTTGACTTAGATTTATCTATGGGTGAGGAATGGTTACACGGAGACATAAACTTTGATTTAGTTTTATTTAGAGTTGATAGGTCTAAAACTGTTGATGACGTATATGGTGAATCGGGTAAAGGGGAGATTAAGTTCTTACCACCGACCGAATTTAAAGGGATGGTTCTTATTGGCGCACCTGACAACAAAACATATTCAAATGGATTGGGTAGGTATTTAGAGCCAGGTAATATGACTATATCGGTCTATAAACACCATTTAGAAGAGAAGGGTATTGATGTGTCCTATGGGGATTACATCGGATTCTATGAGTCAGAGACAAGAGTAAGATATTATGAGGTTGCCAATGACGGTAAAGTGGTTTCAGATAATAAACACACAATCGGAGGATTCAAATCTTTTTACAGAACATTACTTTGTACACCTGTAAGTGGTGACCAATTTAAAGGAGTATAATATGGGATTACCTAAGAAATATAAAAACGATATAAACGTATATTCTAATAAGGAATTATTAGAAAGAAGACGTGAACTTCTTGAAGAGATTACAAATCAAGACACTAACCTTCCTGAGTCTATTTTACACGAAGACTTAGATTTTGGTATGTTGGAGTTTGTTAAGAACAATTTATTATTTCAAACGGGTGACGGTAATACTATTAATTTTATTGAAAGAATTTTAACAATACAAAGATGGGCAGAGATGTCGAACACATTTCCTTTTACAGACGAAGATGGTAATATCGAGTTACCTTTTGTTGTTGTAATTAGAAAACCAGAAGTTCCTTTTGGAACCAACCCATCACTACAATATACAATACCTGATAGACAATCGTTTTTTTATAGGAGAATACCAACATGGAATGGAAATAGAATCGGTGCTGATATCTATAAGATACCACAACCAATACCTGTTGATATGTCTTTTGACATTGTTGTTGTTTGTAATAGAATGAGAGAACTTAACAGGTTTAATAAAAAAATAATGCAGAAGTTCTCATCGAGACAATCCTATACTAATGTTAAGGGACATTATATTCCTTTAGTGTTAGAAGGTATTTCTGACCAATCACAAATTGATTCATTAGAGGGTAGAAGATACTACCAACAATCATATACAATACAATTACAGGGATTTTTAATTGATGACGAAGAGTTTGAGGTAACACCAGCTATTGATAGAACACTTATAATGACGGAACTAATTGCGGATGTTAAAGGACCTTCTTCGGGTGTTATGACAAAAGTAATTAAAAACAATGTTGAAGTTACTACAGAAAAGTTTTTAAGTGATGGTGTCACAACGACATATAAAACACAAAAGAAAATAAACAATCTGTTCTATGTGGAATTAAATGGTTTAGTGTTGGTTAAAGATGTTGATTATTTACACAACGGTAATAGTTCTAATATTATATTTACTACCCCACCACCATTAGACAGTGTGTTGAGGATTGTTTATACCTTTGATAATACTATGAGTTCTATGGAGGGGAGTATTTTAAATCTTAAAAAAGAGACAATTGAATTTGTTGATGGACAGATGACATACCCATTAGAATTTCCAATATACGATATGATACTATTAGATGTTGGTGGTTTATTACAAATTGAATCTGACTATTATACGTTTAGTAAAGGTCAGTTTAGTATCACGGTCAATGAACTTCCACCTGTAACAACACCTACAACCAAAATGAGTTTGGTTTATCTAACTTCGGAGTTATAATAATTACGACATTATATTTCGTCTCCGTAGATATCTCTTTTCACTTTACAATTGTCCTCAATTAGTTTTTCTACGAAGTTAAACATCTTAAGACCCCCTTTATTACAGTGGTCTTTTAGTAGTTTATGGTGGTATTCCGAGATTTTTAAGTTTTTAACCCTTTTGTCGTTCATTATCTGTAGTATGAAAAAAGTATGAATATATTCATACTCTTAATAAATATTCGGTTTAATAAAAAGTCTTTTATAAAAATACTGAATATTTATAGTAGTAAAGAAATAAATTACAATTAAAAAAATATTCAAATAATGGCAAATTCTAACAGAGTTTTCGTCTCACCAGGAGTATTCACATCAGAAAAAGACTTGAGTTTTGTTTCTCAAAGCGTTGGTGTATCTACTTTAGGTTTAGTAGGTGAAACAAAAAAAGGTCCCGCATTTGAACCAGTATTGGTTTCGGGTTATAATGGATTCAGAACAATGTTCGGTGGTTCTTCACCTGAAAAGATGGGTGAAACATTAAAATACCCACTTCCGTATTATGCAAAATCATACCTATCTCAATCATCACAATTATTTGTGACAAGAGTATTGGGTTATTCAGGTTATGATGCAGGTTCGGCACATTCGATAAAAACTATCGCTGGTGTTAATACAACAACAATAGGACAATCAAATTCACTTAAAGCGGATTTTGTTATTGAACTGAATAGTGGTTCTTTAGATATCGCTGGTTTAGGTCAATTAGAAACAGATTATCTTAATACTGAATTTGAATCAAATGCAGGTGTTACTACAAGTTTCTTAGATTTCGTAAACTTAAACCTATCAGAAGATAAGGTAATGGTTATGGGTCCATATTATAATACATTCGATTGGAACGCTATTGGTGTTGATGATACGGATAAAGTTGTTTATCCAATGTCAGACTCTAAATGGGCAGACCAAATAGAATTTACAGGAACAAATGAAAGCGGGTTAGCATTTTACGCAAGTAAATTCGACGACGCGGGGGTTATTAAAGTACAGATTGTGGTTATGGAATTAGATGTCGTAAGATTTTCAGAGTTTCATAATAAGACAATTGCTATATTACGTTCAAGAGCGGAATATACAGGTGACGATTTAAACTTCAAATTAAACAGTAATATTACGATTACTAGTGATGTGGTAAACGACAATGCTTTAGCTGACTTTGATTTATCATTCACATCAGCGGCAGGAGTACACAGTTTTACGTGTAACTTATCACCATCATCTAAGAAATTTATAACTAAAGTGATTGGTGAATCGGCGTTTGATAAAAACCCTGATGATTATCCTGTTTATGTTGATAAGGTTTATGACAATTATTTAAATTGGTTAATCGCAACAGGAAAAATTAAAGGATTATATACAGGAACTTTAGATAGTGTAAATGAGGGTGGAGACTTTAAGTCGAAATATACATCATCATATACTCCATATGTTGTTTCTGAAGTAAGAGGTGGTTTTGTGTCTAACTTATTTAGATTCGCAACGATTTCAGACGGAGACGCATCAGCAAGAGAGGTTAAGATTTCTTTTGTAAACATTTCAATTGAAAAACAAGAGTTCGATATCATTGTTAGAGATTTCTTCGATACGGATGCAAGTCCAATCGTTTTAGAAAAATTCTCAAGATGTTCTATGAATCCAGACGTACCAGGTTACGTAGCGAGAAAAGTAGGTACATCTGATGGTGAGTACGAATTAAAATCAAGTTATATTATATTAGAATTATCTGATGACGCACCGATAGACGCGGTACCATCAGGATTTAGAGGTTACGAGGTTAAAGATTATAACTTCGCTTCATCTTCTAACGCAAGTATTAACTATAAAAACGAATACTACACTGCAGGACAGGTTATCGGTATAGATAATGATGGTAATGATATTGTAGTAAATTCAGATAAAGTAAGAAAAACATATTTAGGTGTTTCTAACACAGTTGGTTTTGACCCGTCATTCTTTGAATTTTCAGGTGATTATCAAGGTGTTGAATTACTTAAAGGTTTCCACCTTTCATCACAAGCTAACGGAGTTGAGTTTGTTAAAACTAATGAAAACTTTGAGTTATCAGAAGGAAACTTTGAAAAGTTAGTTGGTTGTAAATTCACAATAGCACCTGTAGGTGGTTTTGACGGATTTGATATCTTTAGAAAAGAAAGAACTAACGGTGACCAATATATAAAAGGTAAATCACCATATGCGAACGCAGGGTTTGACCCTTACGTTGGTAACTCTGATTACTATGCGTTCTTAGACGGTATTAGAACATACGCTAACCCTGAAGCAGTAGATATTAACTTATTCTCAACACCAGGTCTTAACTTCTTTGACAATTCATCTTTAGTTGGTGAAGCAATCGATATGATTGAAGAAGAAAGAGCGGATTCATTATATGTAATTGATTCACCAAACAGGTCATCAGTAGATGAAATTGTAGGTGACATTGAAGATATAGGTTTTGATTCTAACTACTCAGCAACATATTGGCCTTGGATTCAGGTGAGAGATACTGAAAATTCAGTTCAGGTATACGTGGCACCAACAGGTGAGGTATTAAAGAACATCGCGTTAACAGATAACGTGGCATATCCATGGTTCGCATCAGCGGGTTACACAAGAGGTTTAGTAAACGCAATCAAAGCGAAAAAGAAATTAACATTAGACGAAAGAGATGAGTTATATGTTAATAGAATTAACCCAATAGCAACATTCTCAGACGTAGGTACGATTATCTTCGGTAACAAAACATTACAAGTTAGAGAATCGGCATTAGACAGAATCAACGTAAGAAGATTATTACTACAAGCTAGAAAACTTATTTCAAACGTGGCGGTAAGATTATTATTCGAACAGAATGATGAAGTTGTAAGAAACGAATTCTTAAGTTTAGTTAACCCAATTTTAGAAAATATAAAAAGAGAAAGAGGTTTAACAGAATTTAAAGTTGTATTGTCGTCTTCACCAGAAGATATGGACAGAAATCAGTTATCGGGTAAGATATACATTAAACCAACAAGAGCTCTTGAATTCATTGATATTGAATTCTTAGTAACACCAACAGGAGCATCTTTTGAAAACATTTAAAAAACTATAGAGGGGAGGGTTTCCTCCCCTTTGTATATATAATATATGAAACAAACATTAATAGAATCAGAAATTAAAAGACTTATGGAAATCATGAGTGTTGAGGTATCTGAAGGTTTTAACGAAGAGGGTTTACCTGATTTTAAATATTACGCATTTGATTGGGATGATAACCTAATGTATATGCCGACTGAAATTATGGTGAAAAGTTTTGGAGACCAAGAAATAGGTATGGGTACTGCAGATTTTGCTGAGTATAGAGGACAGATAGGAAAAGAAGATTTTGACTACAAAGGACATACTATAGTTGGTTTTGCTGAAAATCCTTTTAGAAATTTCGGTGTAGATGGAAATGACCAATTTGTTAAAGACGCTATGATTGCTAAAACAGGTCCTTCATGGAATGATTTTATAGAATGTATTAACGGAGGTTCAATATTTTCTATTATCACGGCAAGAGGACATAACCCTGAGACATTAAGAGAGGGTGTAGAGGCTATTGTTAAAGACGGTAAGGGTGGTTTATCATTCGAATCGTGTGTAGAGTCACTTAAGAAATATAAAGGGGTTATAGACGGGGATGGTGAAGAATTATTTCAAGAATATTTAGACTTATGTAGATTTCATCCTGTTTCACACGGAGCGGGTAGTGCTGCTAACCCTGAAGAAGAAAAAATTAAGGCATTAGAATTATTTATTAAACACGTTAATTCTTTATCTGAAGAATTGGCAGTTACGATGGAGTTAGAAAATGACATCAAAAATAATTTTGTCCCGATGATTGGATTTTCTGATGATGATAAGGCTAATGTCGACAACGTAAAAAAATACTTAGACGACAAAGGAGAAGAAAATGTCAACGTGTATTACACTAAGACTGATAAAACAAAAATGTAGATACTAGAACTAGTATACTAGTAATATTTAAGTTATTATATTTTATATATTTTATTTCTTAAGTGTTTTTAAGTGAGGTATACTGGAACCTAGTTTAAACAAAATAATTAAAAGTGTCAACTAATATCGAAAGATTTTTAAATTACTTGATATTTATAGATAAATAAGAAACAAATTAAAAAAAATACAAAATGGCTGATTTATTAATGAAAATGCCTGTTCCTTACGAACCAAAGAAAAAGAATAGGTTTATTTTAAGATTCCCTTCAAGTTTAGGGATAAATGAGTGGTATGTAAGTACAACATCTAGACCTTCAGCGAACATAGGTTCAGTTGAAATACCATTCCTAAACACCTCAACATTCGTTGCAGGTAGGTTTAATTGGAACACTATTAATGTAACGTTTAAAGACCCGATTGGTCCTTCAGCGGCACAAGCATTAATGGAATGGTTTAGATTACACGCAGAATCTGTTACAGGTAGAATGGGTTATGCTGCGGGTTATAAGAAAGATATCGAATTAGATATGTTAGACCCAACAGGTGTTGTGGTAGAAAAATGGATTATACAAGGAGCCTTTTTAACTGACTTAAACTTTAATGACTTATCTTACTCTGATGAAGGTTTAGCTGACATCTCAGTAACGTTAAGACCAGATAGATGTATATTAGTATACTAAAACTATAACGGCCATATAAAATTAAAGAAACTCACTTCATGTGGGTTTTTTTATGCTTTACAATGTGATTATATGGTGTATTATTAAAACAAAAGTGTTTAATATGGACGAACAAAATTATAAAATGGAAGTAGCCTTCGACGTAATACCGTTACCGACTAACGGGGTATTCTACAAAAATAAGAAAGACACGCTTAAAGTTTCTTTTCTTACGGCATCGGATGAAAACATTTTAACATCACAAAACTTAATCCAACAAGGTTTGGTTATTGATGAGTTACTTAAGGTTAAAATCTTAGATGACGATATTACCGTGGATGAATTACACGATTCAGACAAAGAAGCAGTTTTATTGTTTTTAAGAAATACCGCATATGGTTCTATGATTAAACTATCTGTAATTGACCCTGATACCGGTTCTTCGGTTGAGGTTGATTATGACCTACAAAACATTAAGTATAAAAAATTTACTCTAACATCTGATAGTGAAGGGTTATTTGATTATACACTACCAACATCTAAAAAAGTCGTTAAATTTAAGTTCTTATCACCAAATGATGAGAGAGAATTAGAAAAAATTAGTGAGGTTTATAAAGATATGTTAATAAAACCAACAGTAACTAAAAGGTTAGAAAAGATGATTATTTCAGTTGATGGTGAAAAAGACCCAATGAGAATATCACACTTCATTAGTACAATACCTATTAAAGATTCTCAGAGTTTTAGGAAGTATGTCACTGACAACACACCAGGTTTAGACAAAGGGGTAGAGATAACTTTACCTTCGGAAAAAAAAATACAAACATTCTTTAACCTTGACACAGAATTTTTTCGTCCATTCTACGGACTATAAAACATCTGTTTTAGAAGAAATCTATTATTTAGGGAAACATCTGAATTTCACGTATAGTGATGTTATGATTATGCCTGTCTACGAAAGAAAGTTTTTTGTTAATATGTTAGTTGAGGAATTTGAAAAAAAGAAACAAGACTACGAGAACGAAAAGGCTAAAAGGTAATCTACATTATATCCACAAAAAAAAGGTTAACGGGTATTTATAGTTATACTTAATACCAAATGACACAAAAAGCCATTGATGCCCTTAAGAGACTAAATAACGCAACTGATGAAACGCAGAAGCAGAAGATAATGGCTGATGAATTATCTAAAGCTGCTAGTGAGGCGTCTAAAAAAGTCGGTGGAAGTGTGACGAGTCAGTCTGCGTTAGGTAAGACTAGTGAATATATAAAATCATTAGGTTCAATGGGGGGAGCAACAATTAGTTTTGATAAGAATATCTTAGATTTAACGGATGATGTGTTAAAATTCGGTAAGGCAATGGTTAGTTTGGATTTTGGTAAAATTCTTACTTCATTTAAAGAATTAGCAAAACCAATAATAGCCTTAGACACCGCACTTAGAAATCAAGTAAATAGAAGTTTAGGTCTTACAGGTGGATTGGCTAGAGACCTTAGAGCTGATATTATTGAGGTTGCGGAAGAGACAACAAAATATGGTATTGAAATAGGGTATGTTGCAGACACATATTCAACATTTATAAATGACTTAGGACTTGCGGTCCCTATAAGTCGAGAGGTTGGTGAAGGACTAATGTTACAAGCTAGAGCGGTTGGTCTTACTGCTTCTCAAGCAGGTTCCTTCTTAGCCACCTTAACAAATTTTGGTATTGGTTTAGAAAAAGGGCCTGAAACACTTAAGGAAATGGCTTCAACTGCGAGGTCAATGGGATTGTCTACCAACAAATTTATGGAATTTGCTACTACAAATTTAAAGATGATAAATACTTTAGGTTTTAGTAAGGGAATTAGAGGTTTTACTCAGATAGCCGCAAAGGCGTCTTCTATTGGTTACGACCTTTCTAGTGCACAGTCCGCAGCTGAAAAACTTTTTGATATTGATGGTGCAGTTGAAATGGCGGCACAACTAAATGTTTTGGGGGGTGATTTTGGTAAGTTAGGTAACGCAATTGATTTAATGTTCTCACCAACGAACGACATGGAAGGGTTTACTAATTCATTAATGGATGCGACCAAACAGTTCGTTTCTTTTAATGCGGAGAAAAACACATTTGATGCTAGTCCTTTAGATTTAAGACGAGCACGTGAATTTGCTAAAGTAACGGGGATGAGTATCGAAGAAGTTATACGAAGTGGTAAGAGATTGGCGAAGATGGATATGATAAAGGATAAAATATCCTTTTTACCTAAATTATCTGAAGAAGAAAGAACATTAATAGGAAATTTAGGGTCTATAAGTGATAGTGGTGAGGTTACTTTAAAAGGTAAAGTTGTTAGTGAAATGGGAAGTGTGGAACTTACAAACACACTTAGGTCTTTAAAACAAGAAGACAAGAAAAAGGCGATGACTGAGAAAGAAATATTAAACGAACAGTTAAACCTTTTTACTAAGTCAAATTACTATCTAAAAGCAATAGCATTGCAGGTTACAGGTGCAGGAGATGGTGGTGGTGCCTTTACTGCCGTTGGAGATGACTTAAACGATTTGGTATACAGTATGATTAAAGACGATACCAAGAGAGAGGCGATGTTAGATGGTTTTATGACGATGTTTGCCAAAAATGATATTAGAGGTATTGAGGCTAGTTTAGAAGCGAATGCTAAAACAAATGACCAAAAAATTGCGGTACAAGGTATTAAAGATAAGATGCAGGATTATATGAGCGAATACCAAAAACTTATGGGGGTATCGGCAAAAAATAGTGGTATATCAGGAGTTGGTAGTTCTTTGAAAGAGAAAGATATTAAGATTACAAATAAAAACGTAACAAACCTAAACCTTACGATTAATGACGGTGTGGGGAAAAAGTTAAAAGTAGATAGTGATACACAGAAGGCGATACAAGCCACCACTGAGAGTTATAAAATCGAACTTCAAGCACAAATGGGAGGAAGGAATACAGATTGATAAAAACAAAAAAATAATTAAGAATACTATATATAATATATGTCTAATTTAAATTTTACAAATACTGAGATATTAAGAAACGGTCTACTTAGTAGGAATCTAGATGATTCTTATGGGTTTAGTACACCTTTGCCTAATACTTTCACCGATTCCACATATGGAATACAAGGAACTTCAGACCTTTCAGTGAATGACCAATTGGACGTTAGTGAAACGGCTGAACCAATCATAGATACGATTGGTGTTTTAAATCAATATGGTCCTGAACAATATAGTATAACAAATATTCAAACGGTAATAAGTAGTATTGGTAGTCAATTAGACTATTTACAGAGTTTTGTTCCTTCACCGAGTAGAGGTAGTTTAGGGTTAATTTCAATATTAACGGGTGACGATAATGGTGAGGGTGATACTGAAATGGTTTCTATCGCACGTGCTCAACTTAGGGGTATGGCATTGGAAACGATGGGTGTTAAGTTAAGAGAATCTACTTTAGGTAGAATTAACGCATTAGACGCCATTAATGACCCAACGGCTTTAGACGGGTTACTAACAGGAAGAGAAAGTATTATTGAAAGAGATTACCAAATTACAGTTCCCGGTAATCCGATAACAAGAGCTGCAGAATATTTCGCAAGAGTTTCGGGGACACAGTTACCCGTTTCTTATATTCCTGGTGAGTTCTTTGAAGAAAATGTTGAAAAAGGTAAAGTTGAAGGGTTTTTAGATAAGGCTGGTTCTGCGATTGGTCAAGTATTAAATTTAGACTTTAACAGTCACAAAAAAACATATAGTCAAAAACTATTACAATATACTTCGGGTGGTCAAAAATCAAGACTATTTAAATCCGTAAATTATAATAAATATAAACCAAACTTTGATAGTAGTGTTGGGGGTGTTTTAAACAATGTTGTTGGGTTTGTCCAAGGACTTGTAGGGTTAGACCCTTCAGATGGGTCTTTTTACGTTGGTTCGCCAGACTCAGACCCAGGAACAATCTTTAACTATGATAGTCAAAGTAACACACAAAAAGGGTTTATTGTTTCAGGACCGTCTAAGATGGTTAAAATGTTTGAGGGTGATATACCATTAAACACATACCCACAGAGTGGTAGAAAGTACTTAAACGGTACTAGACCAAGAAATACAGAAACCGATTTCATTTGGATTGGTGATGGTAATGATATACCAAGAGGAACGATAGATGGTGTTTCCGTACAATCAAACGAGAAAACCATTAAAGAAGATACTCTTTTAGGGTTCACAGAAAAAATGGTTCAAGACGCATCCGCATTAGAGGGTGAAGCAAGATTAAAACATCCCGGTACTGTTATAAGTAACGTGGCCTACAAATATCATGATGGGTATAAAATAATATCTAAAGGTAGTGGGGTTATAGGTGAGGATGATGACTTCTGTCGTGTATGGACTAAAGATTACGGATATGACCGTTATGGAAGGTTGGTTAGACATAAAGGGATACAAAATAATCAGAGAAGGGTTCCTGGTTCTGTAATCAGGTCACAAATGATGTTAAATATCGGACCAACTAAAGATAATGATGGAGAAAATATAAATTTTGGGACAGATAAAGAAGGTAAGAACTTAACTAAGTATATGTTCTCAATTGAGAATTTAGCGTGGGTTGGTTCTGATAAATTAAAAGACCGACCAATATGTGAACAAGGACCTAACGATGGTAGAATTATGTGGTTCCCTCCTTATGATTTAAAATATACCGACGACAACAGAGCTAGTTGGACCACACACACGTTCCTAGGTAGACCTGAACCTGTATATACATATAATAATTCAGAAAGAAGTGGTACTATTAACTTTAAAGTTGTTGTTGACCACCCTTCAATTGTTAATTTATTAAGAAAAAAATTAGAGAAGAATATATCTCCAGAGAAACAAGAGGAGATAATGACCGCTTTCTTTGCTGGTTGTAAAGATTATGATATTTACGAATTAGCAAGTGAGTTTAGTTCACTATCAATGAACGATGTTGAAAGGCTTGACGAATATTTAAAATTAGAAGGGGACTTAAAATCTGATGTAAAAGATGGAGAAAAAGTCATTACTGAACCAACAGAAACGGTGGACAAAATTAAGTCTGTTTTTGAAGAAAAATATAATAGTAAAACGAAAGATATTCAGTTATATTGGTTTAATGATGTGCCGGGACCAAACACAACGGCAGATAAGACACCTAATTCGGAGTTTGATAATGACCTTAATGATTATATAGAAAGGTTTGACGCACCTCAAGAAATAGATAGTGATTACCAAAAAAAGGTTAACGAACTTACAGACGATGATTTATTTGAAGGAGATGTTAATTGGGGGGAAAATGAATTGTTGGATTTTAAAGGTATTTTAGATAATATTAAATCGGTTGTTGAAGAATTAAAGACAACGGTTAGTGAGACCCTTAACCAAAAAGACGACACAGAGGATGAATTCACATTTGAAATAAAAATAAAAGCGACCACGTCTGCGGTTGCGACACAAGCATATAACGATGCTTTAGCTAGTAGAAGAGCGGAATCACTTAAGAAATATTTGTTAGGGGATAAAGACCAAAAAAGGATATCTATAGTAATAGAATCAATAGGTGAAAATCCTGAATTCTCAGGTTTGAATTGTACTAAACTACAAAATACCACTAAAGGTAAAATATACTCAAAATCGGCAACCTATTGTCGTACGGCAACCGCTAGTATTACTGTATTAGGTGAACCAACAATAACAAAATACAAGAAGGGAAAAACAGAACCAACATACAAGAAAGCGATAGATAAAATAGAAAAAAATCCTGAGAATAAAGACGGTTGGGATTTAATATTAAAAACTATTCACTCTGAATGTGATTACTTTTTAGAGTTAAAAGAAACTGACCCGTTGGTGTTTGGAAGTTTAGTGGAGAAATTAAAATATTTCCAACCAGGTTTTCACTCAACAACACCTGAAGGGTTAAACTCACGATTAACATTCTTACAACAATGTTTAAGACCCGGAGAAACAATAAAAGTTTTTGATGAAAACAAAAATGAAGTTACTGACCTATCATCGAATAGTGCGTTTGGTAAACCACCTATATGTGTGTTAAGAATTGGAGATTTTTTCCATACCAAAATGGTTATTGATAATGTCAATTTTTCGTATGATGATGCGTTATGGGATATGAACCCTGAGGGTATTGGGTTGCAACCAATGATAGCGTCTGTTAATATGGGGGTTAAGTTTATTGGTGGTCACGGTATTAGTGGTGCGGTTAACGAATTACAAAACGCATTATCGTTTAATTATTACGCAAACACAGAAGTTTATGATTGGATGTCGACTGAGACTGATGGTGGTAGAGACCCTAAAAAGGTTGAAGAAATTCAAAACGCGTATAAAGATAGAATGACTAAACAATTATCAGACAATTTAAATGACCCGGAAAAATCAAAAGATGATGACGAATATTGGGGTAATTTAATGGAAAGTGATACTGAAAATATTACATATAATCAGTTTTATAATAACTTTACTGAGAGTCTTAATGATTACGCAAACGAGTTAATCACTCAGACGAAAACTCTATACGACAAATTTGGTAACTCTGCGGTACGACTACTTTATGGGAAAGAAAAAAGATGGAATACAAAGTCGATTACAAAATATAGTACGACTGATAGTGTTGAAATAGGGTATATTGGTAGAGATAATTATGATTATAATGAAGCTTATATTAAATTGTTGTCTAACGTTCAATTATTGGTTGATGACGTAGATGAAAACTGGGACGAGATTTATATCCAGCTAAGAAAAACAATAAACTTCAACGAAGAAAAGAACGAAGAATATATAAAAATAAATAAACACTTATTAAAAGAGTTTAAAAAGACATTTTCAGATTTTGGAGTACAAATACAGGACTCCATAAGTGCGGTACACAATAAACAGAAATCATTACAAGAACCATTAGATGCTTTTAATATCATCTTAGGTGATGAAATTGATGGGTATAAAGGTAAAGACAACGAGTTTGTTGTGAAATACCTTAATAATCTAACACAGGATAATGGTGATTTATCGGGTGATTTTGAATCGGCGTTAAATAAAGCGAAAAAACTTTATGATGATTATGTGTCCACACTATCTGGAGAAGGTAATGATTATGAAATAAGTGATAAATCTGACTTAACAGATAGAGGTAAAGAAAGTAACAAAATAGATGCTGCGGTTTATTATCACAATGAATTACTACCCTTATTTTTAAATGATGGTATATTTGATGTTGACGAACAAATCAAAAACAATGTAGGGTTTGATAGACGTATTAGAAGAAAATTTGCAGAACAGTTAGGGGTTATAAAAAACAAAAATGCTAAGACACTTAATGTTGATAGTGTTACTTGGGAAAACGTTGTTAAAACAAACCAAGTTTATGACTTTAGGTTAACCGAATCTGTTGACCCGTCAAACACTGATATATTAAAAGAATATTATAGACAAGTTAATCCTAATAAAGAGGATTCTAAGGGAATATGGAATCCATTTACAATACCTAGTGAACCTACAGAAAACTGGGCGGTGCTTTATAATCAGACTAACCAATTAAATAATGACACTCAAACGGCCTAAAAATTATGCAGTACTACGATAGATATTCTGAATTTCATTTTAACGGAGAACACAAAGTTGTTCCGGCGATTAATCTGAATAAAAAAGGTTCTGATGTTGTTGTTACCTATAAAAAAGGGGTATCAAGATTGGATAAATTTTCACAACAATATTACGGGACACCGTTCTTTAATTGGTTAATATTACAGGCAAACCCAAAATATGGTGGTTTAGAGTGGAATATTCCGGATGGTGATACTATTATTATACCATTCCCTTTGGTCCCAACTTTAGAAGAGTATAAGACAAAGGTTGACGAATATTACTACTACTATGGCAGATAAAATACAGAAAGGTAATATCTTTGTTCAGAAAGAGGAGAACAACTTAGTCATTATCGACCCAAATAAAGTACATACGGGTGGTAAGACAGGTGCGCCTGTTGACAGGTACGTACCTCAAGAAGATTTAGTTTATTTTGTTAACTTAGAAGCTAACCCTGTACCACGTAGTATTTTAGATATTGGTGGGAACGAAGAAACGGTTAGGAACGTGGTTGCCTATGGTAAGGTAAATTACTTAGGACCAAACGGTGGTAAACCAATGGACACTTCATGGACCGAAGATTTTTCGGGTAAAACAAATAGTAAAACTGCGATATCAGATACTAAGAGAGAATATTATACGGGTAATGTTGATTACGATTTCCAAATGGAGAATCAATATAATACTCAGTTATTGGGTATTAAAGATATTAAGATTGATACTAAACCCGACAATTTAAAAACCTCAATTATTACGATTAGAATGGTTGACGTTAGGGGACGTGCTTTATTTGATAAAGGACCTTCTTCGATTTACTCAACATTTTTTCATTTACCATATCCACAGTTTTATTTAACGGTTAAAGGTTATTATGGTGAAGCGATAACATATCAAATGGTATTATCGGGACAAGTGAAAACTTCGTTTGAGAGTGATGGTGATTATTATGTCACTGCATCATTTATGGCGACAAACCAAAAATTATTAAATGATATTCGATTAAAGGATGCCGAAGTGGCGCCTTATCTTTTTGAATATGTAAAACCAAAGACAGATGCTGGCGGGGAGGTTAAAACTTGTAAATCAACCAAAGGGTTCGACATACTAAATCAAATTTTTCTTAATTACGGTAAAGATAATTTAATTAGTGAAAAGTTGGCTAAAAAACCATTAACATTACCACAGTTAAGTAAGTTAGTTAAAAGGTTAGATACATTCTTAGAGGATGATTTAATGGACGAAGCGGACATTAGTTTTTTCTCTGACATATCGGAGTATGGTAAAGTATTATCACAATTAAACACTGCGGTTATTGAGTGGTTTAGTAAATTCTGTAACGTAAATAATCCAATACCTATTGATGACGATAAAGGAGGTCAATACTTTGAATTTAAAAAGGCGTATCAGGGTGGGATTCTAAAAACAAAAGTAGGGGATAAGACAACAGGTTCGTTTAATATCCTTGATAACAAAGACTATAACCAATCGATATATACGATTATAGACGGATACCTTAAAAGGTTAAGTGAGATTAAGTATTTTGGTAAACATCAAAAACTTATGTTAAAAACTGATGAAAAGGGAGGTATGAATGAAATCACATATTCCTCAATAAATACATCTAAATTAAATCATTCGTTATTGATTTATAATTTTAAGAAAAAACAAGTAAGAATTGATTTGTTTATTGATGAGTTAGAAAAAGTGATTAACGCATATACTCGTGAATACGAACAAATTAAAGACCAAGTCGAAGAGGTTTTAAGTAATGTACAAAACAATTACTTAGGGTTTGAACCTACACTTAAAAACGTGATGGGTATTATATTGGCAAACACAGAGACGTTTTTAAAGGTTATGAAATATACTCACGACCTGTCTTATAAGCAAAGGTTTAATGGAGACAGAAAAAAGGGTATTGATATGAAAGATAATCCCGATTCTGTTAATGATGTCGTCTATCCGTTTCCTACGATATATGATAAAAACAAAGAGGGTAGGTTAGAGGAGTATTATCCTGGTGACCCTGCGGTTAAGAGTAAATTAAAGGGTTACGACACTGCGACATGGCCTGAAGTTAAATTGGTTGAAGAGTATCTTTCAGCAGCAACAACGAACGGGGCTATATCATCAGAATTTTGTGATACCGCAACGACTGACAAAACATCTAAGGTCTCGGATAAAGTGAGGTATGGTGTTTTAACTAAGGATTTAACCGATAATGAGGGGGCGTTTAATGAGTCATCATTTTCAGGTTTAATATATAGATTATATAATAGAGCAATTTATTCTGTATTAGGTACAGGGTTTTCTAAAAAGACTATTGATGTTATTGGTTACGAAGATGCTAAAAATGGTGAATACTCTATCAATCGACTACTTAACGGTAAGAACTTATTTAAGGAAGGGGTAACTAATTTAAACGCATTGTTTGGTGGAGGTTATTTGGGTAAAGATATCCAACTAATAGAAACCGCTAAGAGTTTAATTCTTACAAAATCCACTGAGAAAGATATAGAAGACCGTAATAGTTTTACGGTAATTGACACAATTGTTGATAATACCGATGTTAAGTTAAATCCTTTTGCAAAGGCGGGGGACGTTTTAATGGAGGAGGTTAAAAAATACGAAACACACGGATTAGAGCCTTATCCATATACTAATGACGAATGGTGTAAAGACAATTTAAAAGTTAACAAAACAAATAAGTTTAACAGAAAGGTTAGTACCACATATACGGAAAGTTTAAGGTATACGGTATCTAACTCGGACAAAGATGTTACAAAAGAAGATTTATTTCTTAGTTCAGACATAAATCCGTTACAAACACCTAATTTTGTTACAACAGATTCGGATATATCAAAAGCATATTGG